TCGACCAGGACGCTGTCCGCTGCGGTCTTCTTGATGATCAGGGCCGACTTCGGACGGACCAGCGCACCGGACATGCGGGTCTCCAGCAGGTACTTCTGCTGGTTGTAGTCGATGTCGAAGTCGTCGAACATCGTGAGCTCGCCGCCACGGTCCGTACCAACGTTGTAGTCGTCAAGGTTGACGATGATTCCGACCAGGTCGGAGATCTCCTTCATCGGCTCGACCAGCTGGATGTCCTTAACGCCGAGAGCGTCCGCAACCTCCTGCTTGTTGGCGTAGTAACGGCGGCCCATGCCGTCACGGGCCTTCAGGAACTTGTTGAGCTGGGGAACCGTGGTGTAGAAGGTCGGAGTTCCGGTGCCCTTGTAGAACTCCATACCGTCCATGACGGCGTCCACAACCTCCTCGTAAGAGGAGTTGGCGTCGTCGACGTTCACGTTGACGGTGGTAACGAACAGCTCGTGGTCGTTGAGGATAGAGCGGACACCGGTACCATCCGAGGCACCCAGCGGGTCCTTGACCTTGTCCTCGTCGGTCACATCGCGACCATCCCCGATGAGGATCGCTCGTGCGATCTCCTCCTCGGTCATGAGCCGCATCTCGCCCTTCAGGAAGGCGACGATGTCGAAGTCCGTGATGTCGAGCATGTCGTCACGGTCGAGCTTCTGCTTCTTGTAGATCGTGGTCGGGCCGGTGGTCCGCTTCGTAACGCCGAACCACTCTTCGATCTTGTAGTTGCCCTTGATGTAACCCTTGGCGCGGGCCTCATCCTGGGTCAGGTCAGCCGTGAAGGTCTTGATGCGGGAGAAGGGGGTGTGGCGAGTACCGTTCAGCACGGACGAAACCCACTCGGTCCGGCGCTTCTCCAGCTCGATGATCCCCGTGGCCATCTTGGCATCCGGGAAGAGGATGTCGACGTCGGTGATGCCGTGCTGGAGGGCGTAGTCCTCGACTGCGTCCTTCAGAGAACCGAGCTTCTCGGCGTGCTTGACAATGCCGCGGACGTCGTCCTTGGTGAGGGTGTGCGTCAGCGAACCACCCTTCTTGTCGGTGTCGCTCTGGTCGAAAACGTTGCGCGACATGTTGTCGTCGCCTCCTTCGGAGTGGGTGAGGGCGGAGTGCTGAGCGTTGTCGGTAGCCTGCTGGAGAGCGACGCCCACGTAGTAGTGGAGTACGTTCTGCTGCTCCGGAGTCATCGAATCGAAGATGTCCTTGACGGTGGCATCGGCGGGCACAGCGTGGGAGATAGCGGAATGCTCCGCGCCCTCATCGGCGGTCTCGTTGCCGTCGGAATCATCGTTGTTGTCCGACTCGTCGTCTTCCTCGTTCTCATCGTCCTCAGAGTCGTTGTCCTCATCGTCGAGGGCGTGCTCCAGTTCGAGGCCGGTGTGGATGACTGCTTCGTCGTCCAGCTCGTCTATCGATCCGTCACCATGTCGAATCGCAACATAGTCGATCTTCGCACCGGGGTTAGCCCCAGCCAGAACTAGACTGACTTCGTGGATCACGCCATGCATGACGTTCTTGGACTTCTCGATCAGCTGATTGGCGTAGATCGAAAGGGAACTGACGTCCCTGTGCTTGACGAGGGACTTGGCGTTCTCCCCCTGCTTGGTCGAGTTGAAGAACCCGTAGGCGTAGACACCCTCGTCTCGGTGTTCGAGGATCGCGTGTCCGAGAATGTTCTCGGGGTCGTTGTGGCCGTGCTGCCAGACCAGCGGAACACGCTTCTGATCCATGTGCTCGAAAGCACCGCGCATGATGGTTCGACCGTCGGTGCACTTGAGACCAGCCTTCGTGGCCCAGCCGCCGAAGTCGGCTTCGATTTCGGTTGCCATTTTGACTGCTCCTTCCTACTTATTCGTATTGGCGTGAGATCCGAGGGCGCCGCTCTTGTGCATCTTCTCGATCCTCGCTTGGATGGACTTGATTCTCTCGTTAAGAGATTTGACCTCTTCCGAAAGATCGCTGTTGGTCGCCGTGCCGTCCTTGATGGCTTGTTTACGGCGAGCTTTCTTCTGAGCTTCGGCCTTCGCCTTCTTCTGAGCCGTTGTTAGCTTCTGAGGTTTGGCATTTGGCTTCTGTTGAGAAGCAGCGGTCTTCTTAGCGGCAGTGGTCTTAGTCGGTTTCACACCACTACGCTTCTTGGCCTGTTCAACCAGGATCTTAAGCGCTGCCTGGAGCTTTTCAAGTCGACCCTGGAGGGCGGCCACTTGCTCCTGTAGGTGTGTGTGTCGTTCCTTTGCGAGCTCCGCTCTCGACTTAACCCGAGGCTTCGTTGCCTTTCCAGAACCGTGCTTACGGCCCTTCAGGTGACGGTTCTTCAGATAGTACTCCCGACGCTTGGCCGGGTCGTACACGTGGGAGAGGGAGTCCTCAACCATCAGGGATTCCAAGGGTCTGGAAGATGGAATCGATGACGCTGTTGGCGTCGTCTAGACCACTCTGAATTGCGGCGTCGCCGGATGCCGACGGATCGGCACTATCGCCTGGTGCTGCACCGACTGAACCACCATCGATAGGTGTTCCAGGCTGCGGCATGTTGCTGTTCACAAGCTGATCAGCCTTCGGATCCTTCGAAGGACGCCATCCGATTGCCTGGCGAATATCGTTGGAGGAAGCGATCTCGTTTCGGGTGAACTTGTCCGCGATCTCTGCTATGACTTCCATCGGGACGAGCTTGAACGGATCCCGGAAGTACATGACTGACTGACCCTGTGTTCGAGCAGTTTTAGTCAAGAAGGTGCGCTTCATGGACTCCGCGATGGCCTGAATGACAGGCTCGATCGTACGGTTGAAGTAGTTCAACATGGCCTTTTCGTCGGCCGTGCCGTTCATTACATCTTCCGTAAGACCCAGCTGGGCGTAAAGCAGTTTTGTAAGGTACTCAATCTGAGTGAGCAGATTATTCTCAGCCGGTCGGTTGAGCTGGGTGATCTTCTCGGTACCATCTGCGTAGGCGATACCGTACTGACTACCCTTCAGCTGGAATTCAATATCCTTACGACGCTGTTCGGCCTGCTGACGCCGAGCCTCGGACTTGATCACGTAAGGTAGCTGGATGATCATGTCGAGTTTGCCGGAGCTGGTCTGTTCGTCGACCGAGTCCAGCATGTTGAGCTTCCGTATGAGCCTCTGGAGAGTCGAATTCGGCTCGTTCATTACCGAATATAGAGGATTCTCAACGATCGCCGTAGTCGACTTGGGGACCGTGATGTCCTTTCGCTGACCGTCTCGCTCATCATATAGACTGACTCGAACGTGCTGAGGAAACCACTCCACAACCCTACCCACACGCATCGTATTGATGATGTAGCTACTGGAAACGGCTGGGTCGATGTCGGTGTCGACCGGTACGATCGCAGCGACACCTTCTTCGAATATGGTTTGAGCAATGTCCTGACGGAACTGTCGAGCAGCTTGGTCTATGTTGGCTTCAACAGTCAAACAATCCTGAAGACTACTAACTCGATCGTTTAGGTATCGACCCTCTGCGTCAAGCTGAACGTGTCGAATATCGATAGCGGAAACATCGATAGCCAAACGAGTGTAGATCGACGAGATGATGGATCGCTCATTCGAAAGACGCGATCGACTTCTACTCGACGGGCTGGAATACCCCCATCCGAAACCCGACTGAAGACCCTCATAGTAATGGGGGTCCGTGAAGAGATTCCAGCTGTGTTTCAAACCCTCTTTCATACGCGTAAGCAAGCTTGCCATGTGTCACCTCCTCTCTGCGAATATGCTCGGAACCCTCAAAGGCTCGTGATCTTGTGAGCCCCTCCGCGAGACTTCTTTGAGTAGGCGGGACCATTGGTGGGCTTGCGGGGGAGGCCCATTTGCTCGGCAACGAAAGCCTGCCCACGCTTGGTTTCGGCCTTGACAGCGACATGTTGAGCAGCGATCCCAGCGGCCATACCGAGAATCGTTGATGTGACCTTGATTCCAGCGGCGATCTCACGATGGAACTTAACCCCGAGAGCACCAGCGGCTATAGCGTTATTGCGCCTACGGCGGAATTTGTACTCCTGCCGACGGGCCGTCTTGATATCGGCGCCCTTGTTCATGCGCCTGTTGATTCTCTTGACGCCGCCCTTTCCGACGTTTTTCCGATCATAGTTCCTCTGCGAACGATTGTAATCGGAATTCGTCGGGGTGCTCTTTCTCACCCCCCAGTGCATACCCTTGACGCCGTAGTGGACAAGGTCGCCCTCTGGAGGGTTCGTCTGTTGTGTCATTCGAAGGCCTCCTTGTTGGCCTTGTAGGCGACGTAAGCATCCATCAGGGCGGCGACATTATCGATCTTCGCATCCTGTCGCTTCTTAAGGAGCTTCCGATTGCCGTTCGTATCCTCCAGGGTGATGGCATTACCCATGGCGAATGTCATGAGTGACTGATCAAAGACAAGAAGTCGTTGTTCACTCAGAATCTTGAGTTCCCCAAGCGGGACCGATTCTGTCTTGGCTCCTTGGATAACCTTCTCGATGCCGAACGGACCGTTCTCCGCCTCCCAGCGGGTTACGAACTCCTTAGCGTTGTAAGGGTCGAAGCCAAGTGCGCGCACATCATACTCTTGTTCCTGGATGAAGGCGTCCAGGTCATCAAATACCTGCATCATGTCGAGGACCGTACCCTCAAGAACATGCAGGCTACCTTCATTTATGAATTCATCATACTTCTGACGCATGGCTCCCGGCAGCTTCATCAACGTCAGAGACGTAATGTAGCTTCGGGTCTTTATGCCGAAACCCTCTCGCAATGGAAAGAGGAATGTGAATGCGCAGAAGTCGTCACCTTGGGAAAGGTCGGCGCCCAGAGCACAAGGCATCTGCCAGAACTCTTGACGACCATGAGGCAGCGTCTCCTCGTAGGTGAAGAAGTACGTGTAACCCTCCATCGGGATTCCGAAACGCTTCGCCAAAATGTCATTCCGGGAAGCCGGGGCTTTCTCGGCTCGTTCAACATCGAGTTGATAGGTTTCATAAGTAACCGTCTTCCCGAGGTTAGGATTGGCCTTCAGCCACATCGCCGGATTTGCGACCTCTTCCAGCTCATCCAGCTTGTAGTGCCAGATCGAAACGTGGGGGGCTTGATACTCGCCTTTGAGAATGTCGGAGAGCTCCAGCTTGATGGTGTCACCGCTACCGTTACGTACAGTACCTTCTGAACTGATTGCAACGATGAGATAGTCATCAAGTTTCGACGCCCCCTGTTCGATGGCACCAACGACGTCTTCTCGGATATCGCCAGACAACCATTCGTCGATCGTCGAAATCTTGGGTCGAAGACCCTGTAGTTTGTTGACCGACATGGGCCGAACCTCTAGCAATGAACCTGTCAAGAAATTCTCGACACCCTTCTTAGTCGATGCAAGCTTGACGCGGTTTGCTCTAGATCCGGTTGTGTTCTGAAGCGATCCCTCAGTGAGAAACTGAAAGAGTGGACCACGACTTCGAGTGATGGCGGTGCGAAAAGGCGACATCACCTCGTCGGCCTGCTTCATGGTCGGAGCTGTCGTTATCTGATGTGTGGTCGACGTATCGACGTTCAGAAAATAGCTTTGAATGCACTCTGCATACATCGACTTGGCAGCACCTCGGGCAACTATGAGATACTGCTTAGTCGTCAATCTCTTCCTGATCGTCTTGGTGACGTACTTACCGCCGTGATTGTCTTGGGTCGGCTCGTAGACGCTACGGTCAACGAAGTAGTACCACCCAAATATCTGCTCAGCCCAGACCTTGAAGGAAGGGAGGAGATGGAGATCACTTCCGTCGGTCAGAGTAAGCTCGTTCTCACAATAGAGAATAAAGCCTTCCACCGGACCATCGTCATAGTAGATATTCGGGTTGGCGATGAGTGCGTCGATGCGGTTCATCTCAAGAGAGATCTCCCGATTGACAGGGATCTCACCACGAATAACGGCTTCACGGAATTCGCCGTAATACTTTGGCGTCGCCGTGTTCGACAGGGTCATCGCTCACCCTCCTTTCTACCCTCCGACGTTCGTGAAGTGGTTCTTAGGTCGAACGATGTCGACAGCAGCCCCGACGGGGCCCTTGGTATAGATCTTGACACCGACCTTGGCTGCCTTGAACCCGGCCTTGAGGGCCTTACCCGCGGGGCTCTTCATGAACTTCTGGACGTCGTTGTAGGTCTTTCCGAGTCCGAGAGCCGTATTGACCATGTTCTGTCCCTGCTTCAGAGCGTTCGCCTGCTGAGGGGTGGGATCAGAAGTAAGTCGGTGGTACTGCTGTTCCAGGTTCAGGCGAGTAACGACCCCTTGAAGCTCTTGATTCGATAGGGCGTCAGTACCCCCTCGATCGATCTTACCGAATGCCTTCTCGACGTTCTTGGCGTCCTCAGACATTCTCGGCTTCGGGGTGGGGTTTGGGGCCGAATCGGATCCTCCGCCAGAGCGATCCCTTCGGACCCCCCAGTGCATTCCTTTGACGCCGTAGTGGTTGAGACTGGCGCCTGCGATGAAGGCGCGGCCTCGCTGGGTCTGAGACATAGCTACCTCCATGTCGTTGTCCTGCGGAAGGAGCTGGAACGTGGGTCCTTCCGAATCCGCAGTCCAGAGCGAGATTCGATCAAAGTTCACATACCAGATTCCGAGGTCCTCGCTCGGTCCCTTCTTCGCCGGGTTTGTGGGGTAACCAAGCGTCAAATGAGGAGTCCACTCGGGGTACTGTTCTATCGAGTTATACGCCTGTGAGATGAGATCGTTCTGAAGGAGCTGATCCCTGAATGTTGCGATGCGCTTAGCGTTCCTCTTGGCGAAAAACAATACATCGGCCTGATCGGAGCCGAGTTCGCCTCGTCTTTCGATATCGAGCATGAATGGAGAAAGCGTAGAAGCTGCGTGCTCGACGAATCCCGAAATAAGATCGACTCGGCTCCGATCGAAATCAGGCTTCCCCAAGTAGAGAAGAGTCATGTGAGCTGCTTTTTCGCTCGAAACCTTCTGCACCGGGTCGTTCTCGGCAGGGAGAGCAACAATAACTAGAGAGTCTCGATTGTCTGACGAATCGTGACTCAATCCCACCAGTTCGTTGATGAAACGACTGTTGCGGGCATGGGGTCGACCCACGATTCTCCCTCCCTCACTATACTCATCCTTACTTCAAGTTCCTCTATCTGCTTGTTGAGGGCCTCGATGACGAAGGACGTTTGTGGCGGATCGAAAAGAAGACGTACTCTGAGATAGACATACGTCTTCACCATCATCAACTGCTTGTTGTTCTCTTGGAGTTGTTCGTCAGTATAGACGTCAGCCCCATCCAACTTGACCTGTCTGACCTTGAGGAAGTCGTCCCACGTTGGCGTGGCATCCTCGATCATGAAACCGGCGGTCGGTCCGATACCCAACTGAGTTAGTATGGAAAACACAGTATTGATGTGCATGACAATATCGGGATCGAAGCTTGTATCGCTTTCGGCGATGCCAACGATCTTCTTGACATTGGTCAATATGCTGTCAGCCACGTGGGAAACCTCCCTTCAAATACGGCAGGCTCAGCTCAGGAGTCGGTTGACTTCCTTCTGAACAGTGTTGGCGTTGTAACCGGCCTTGGTGAGGCGCTCGACCCTGGTTGCTCCGTCACCCCAGTTTCCCTTGCCGTCGATGATCTCGTGAGCGATCTCGTTGATCGACTTGCGCTTCGGCTTGGTGGTGCTGGAGAGCAGGCGGTTTACCTCAGCCTGAACGGACTTAGGGTCGTATCCAGCCTCCTTCAGCCTATTGACGCGAACGTCGCCGTTACCCCACTTCTGATCGATCACTTCGAGAGCGATCTGGTGAACGGACTTCTTCGGCGCGGGGGTGGAGGGGCGCGGGGAGGAGGGGGAGGCGTCGTTCTTGTCGTCGGTGAAGTACTTGTACCACTTCTTGACTTCGGCGAGAACTTCGGATCGAATCGAATCCATGTACGGACCGGGGCATGCAGTCGCGGACCAGTCGTGGTGGTAGTGGACGTTGCCCTTGACAGGGGCTTCCCTGATGACGTGCGCGAACAGCCATCCCGCGAGTCGAGCAGCAGACTTCCACGTGGTCTCAGACACCTCCCAATCGGGAGCGAACTTCTCGTCAGCCATCTCGATGTGAATCGAGGACTCGTTGCCCTCCCGCTTCCCCGCAGCCCAGGCGTACTCCTTGACATCGACGTACTGAGCAACACGCCCGTGAGAATCGACGTCAAAGTGAGCCGAAGCCGGACGCGTCTTCCAGACGGAGAGAACACCGGCGTGGGTGAGATTACCCGCGTTGTGGTGGAAGGTAACTGAAGTCTTCTTGTACTTGGTGTGGGTAACGTGACCAGTTGCACTGAGCGCCGAAATGAAGTCGGCCACATTCTGATCGTAAGCGATGGTCCCCATGGATAATCTTTCCTTACCAGAGTTTCGTGTCGCCTGGCTTGCGTTCAACAAGCGGCTTGGGCAATAGCCGTTCGTCACCGAAGTGAATTGCGTTATGGGTCCGAAGGGTTACCGCTATCAGGTACTCGGGGTCGAGAATGCTGGGATCCCCTTCCTCGATGTCGGCAACAGTCATCGGGTTCATGTGGTGGATGTAGATGGCATCGTGAATGTCGTAGCCTTCGATGCCCATGTCGCATCCGTTGTCTCGGACGATGACATGGTTCCGAATACGCTTCCACTCCGCCGACCTATAGAAGTCCTGATTCATCCATCGGTCGAACCCAAAGGTTGCTTCACCGACCTGACCGCGAAGAGCGAGGTATTTAAAACGCTCTTCGAAGTTCTCGATTCTTCGGAGTTCCGAGTACGTCCTAATCCTCATAGTCGTCGTAGTGAATCTCTTCGGGGACTCCGCTCTGATACGACCGCATAGCGCTGATCGCCTTGGCCGTCAGCTCTTCCATACGACCTTGAGACCCTAGCGACTCGATCTTGGCGAGTTGAAGCTTGACCTCTGCTCCGAGTCGCTCTTGTTCAAGTCGTTCACGAGTCGACCCTAGCTTGAGAAAGTGAACAGTCTCTGTGGCCGAGGCCGTACCATCCCTGAGGCGTTGCTCGACGAGGTCGTGAGCCAACGACACCAACTGGTTCTCTCGACCTTCTGGAGTTGTGGCCGGTGCAGTTCGCCTCGACGGTCCGGGCGTCGATACCCTCGACTGATTGCCCATGCTTCTATACTCCTTTCGGCGAGTTCCGGATGGGTTTGAATAGGGTTCTGAAGGGATCTTCAGGAGCTTCCTTGCTGAACCATGTTGGTTCTTGACTGCAGATCATGTACAAGGAAGCTCCAGAATATCCCTCCGAGAGTCTTTGAGGGGTAAAAAGTTCTGCAAAAAGCCCCGCCGGGGATATTTTTAGG